GTTCCTCCGACTCCTACACAAGCTCCAACAGTTCCTCCGACTCCAACAACTCCTTCAAGTATACCTATTCCAGAACCTCAAACTCCTCCTTCTCCAACTCCTACTCAAGAAACTTCAAAATCAACTCCGACATCCCCAGAGAATCTCAGACAAAAGTTGGAAGAGTTAAAGAAGAAATTCTCAAAAGGAAGTTCATAAAATGGTTTTGAACATAGAGAAAGTTGGAACTACAATAAAAGCTGATATGAATGGAATTGTTTTACACTTTGACCCAGAGACTTTGCTTCAGCCACCAACGCAATTGATAGCTCTTAAGTATCAGTGGGGTTTGGTTAAGTCTGAAATAGAGAGAATAAAAAGATACCTCGATTTTGAAGTGAAGAAAACCAAAGCAGAAACAATAAAATCTTTGATGAGTTCAGGTATGTCAAAGACTGCTGCCTCTGAAGAAGTTGTCCTTGATTCAGCGTATCAGAACAAAGTTCAGCAACTTCAAATATATGAATATTGGTCAGATTTGGTTTATCAAGTTTTATCAGCACTTGATGGAGCAATTAATGCAAGGGGAGAATAGGAGAGCCTATAAAATGGACATAAAAATGGACGAAGTAGCCAAAAAGTTGAGTAAGGAAGCTGGGGTGGAGATTGTTCCTCCACCCCAAGTTCCTCACGAGAGGATACCTACGGGAATAGCACCTCTTGATTGGTTAATAGAAGGAATTCCTTTATCTGCTGTCACAACTTTCTTTGGTCCTGAATCTTCTGGTAAAACTACAATTGCTGCTTATGTTGCTGCTAAATTTCAGCAAATGGGAGGCATAGTTTCTTGGATTGATACTGAATACTCCTTTTCTACTGAATATTTTCAGAAAATTGGTGTGAATACGAAAAATCTTTTATATACAGTTGGTGTTACAGTTGAACAAGCATTTAAGGTAATGGAAACGGTCATTGGATTTTCTCTCGAAAATGACCAGCCATGTCTTGTTGTATGGGATTCAATTGCTGCTACTCCATCAGAGGAAGAAGAGAGCAGAGCTTTCGACGAAAGCACAGTTGCTGCTGCTGCGAGAGCACTTTCAAAAGGATTTAGAAAATTGTCTGTAAAGCTCGCAAGACAGCCAAAAGTTGCTTTTTTGATGATAACACAAGTGAGGGAGGATATTGGTGGTTCCATTTATGGAACTGGATATGATATGTATGGAGGCAGAGCATTAAAGCATTATCATATGCTTGCTCTGGAGTTTAGAAGAGTTGGGTATATCAGAGAAGAGATACCAGGAGTGAAAGCCCAAATATTGGTTGCTAAATCAAAGCTTCCGAATGCTCCTATGCTGAAAGGTGTTTCCCTTTATATCAATTATGGTTATGGAGTTGATGAAGGGAAGTCTTTAGTTGATATAGCAAAGGATTTGGGATACATAAGAGTTCAGGGTGGATGGTGGAAATTTTCTAAAGGTGATTCCAAAGCTTATAGAAGAAATGAAATAGCATTGGAGTTGTTAAAAAATGAACACAAAAAAGCTTTGGAGTTGCTATGGAGAGAGAAAAACAAACCATCCATATAGATGGGGAGTGGGCTGTTGCCGTTGTAAAGCCCCATAGTCATCCTTTAATTGAGTATCGATATTCAAATTATTTGCTGAAAAAAGGATTTCCAGAGATTTCTTTTTCATATATAAAACATAACAACAGAATATATCCGAGTTATTATCTGTTTGTTAGAATACAGAATCCGTTGAATTTTGATTTTGAACTATGGAGAAATCTTGAGCCAAATCTTTTCTTTTGGTTGCCTTACGGAGCAGAAAGACCATATATGATAGCAGAAAAAGATGTTTCTACATACTTTTCGAATCTTGAAAATTATTTGAACAAAATTTTCAAAAACAAATACGAATCTGGAGATAGAGTATGGATTCCTCAGCTTGAAAAGGAAGGTTTTGTAGTTGAAGTTAGACATAAAGTTCTTCTGGTCGCAACTGAACTGATGAGGAGAACTATTTATATTACTGTTCCAAAATCAGATGTTGTAATGATGAGGTAATATGATTAGAAAGCCTTACAGAATTGATATACTTACTGGAATGTTCCAAGAAGTTGAGCATATACCTGATAATATTTTGTTGTTTTCCATTTATGGTGTTCTTCTTGATAGATATAAAAAATCCAGAGTGATTGAATTTGATAAGCAATTTATAGAGCACAGAATGATATTAAGACTTTTATGGAAAAGGCTTTCATCTGAGATAATTGATTTGTTTTATGGAAGAAGATTAAAAATTGCAATGATTTTTCTTCAATCCCCTGAGTATCCAAAACCAGTTATAGCTTCTATTTTGGGAATGAAATTAAAACGATTATATTATGAAAAATTTGTTGTTTATAACAGATTGAAGCAAAGGTTTATTTATGAGTTTGATGTTTTGAAGTTTTTGGAATTGTGTAATAAATTGTGGGGTTCTAAATTGCTTATATATTCATATAAGTCTTTGGAAAAATTATCTGGAATTAAATCTGATAAATAGGAGGAATAAAGATGAACATTTTGATAATTGGTGATACACATTTTCATAACTGGAAATACAAAAAACTTGTTGATTATCAGTATGAATTTATGAATAAAATTATTCCTGATGTATTGAAAAACAATTCTGTTGATAGTATTGTTCTTCTTGGGGATTTATTTGAATCAAGAAGACTTGTTGATAAAAGACTCGTTGTTGCTGTATTCGAATGGTTAGAAACTCTTGGCCAGAATTATCCCTTCTTTTTTGTTTTGGGAAATCATGACTTTTATGATTTAACATATTCTCCATTTGAAAAGGCTTTTAAAAAGGTAAAAGTTATTTCAAAACCTGAAATAATTTCAGTAAAAGGTGTTAAGTTGGGATTTTTGCCTTGGAATTACTGGAAAGATGAAGATATGAAATCCGTATCTGAAGCAGAGGTTATCTTTTGCCATTTGGAAATAAAAGGTCACAAATACTCTCCAGTATATTCGTATGCTTCTCCAGAAGGTTTGACTTTTATTCCAAAAGACAAAATCATATTTAATGGTCATTATCACATTCCCTCTGATGAAGGAAGCTTGATATTCGTTGGTTCTATTTTACAGAAGAATTTATCTGATTTGGGTTCTAAAAAATCTGTTATTTTGTTTAATTCTGATTCAAAATCTTATGAAAGAATACCTCTTCCCCATCCTGAATTCAAATTGGCTTTGTCGAGAGTTGAATTTGAGGAAATGAGAACAAAATCAGATAAAAGCAACATAATTCCTGTTTTTCAGCCAGCAAAACTTTCTAATTCAAGTTCTACTGATATGTCCACTGAACAGTTGAATGTATTTGAACTTGTTGTTGGGGCAGTAAAAAAATTGTCGAAGCAGTTTAATATAAAAGCTGACTTTGGATTGAAACTTGTAAAAGAATATTATGAAAAGGAGATGTCTTATGAAGCTGATAAAAGTTAAAGTGAATAGATTTATGTCATTGCAAAATATTGAATTTGATTTTCCTGCTGGAGTGATTCTTGTTGAAGGCTACAATGAGGAAACAGGAGGAAGCAATGGAGCAGGTAAGTCTTCTTTGTTTGAAGCAGTATTTTATGCTCTGTATGGAAAAACTCTGAGAGGTTCTACAGATAACAAAGCCAATGTCGAACTTGAATTTATGGATAATGAAGGTAATGTCTGGTTTATTCACAGAACAAAGATGAAACTCTCTTTGTTCAAGAATGGAAAGGCAATAACTGATTTAAAAACAAATTTACAGAAAAGGATTGAACAAATTATTGGAGTTTCTTGGAGAACTTTTCAAACAATAATATATTTTACACCTTACACAATAACAAAATGGTTTGTTGAGTTTTCTGATACAGACAGAAAAAATATGTTTTCTGAGATTTTGAATCTCCAATGGTTAGATGCTTTGCTTAATAATGTAAAGAATAAAAGGAAAGAGCTTGAATCTCAATTTCTACAAAAACAAAATGAGTTCAATACTTCAAGGGCAATAATTTCTGAATTGGAAGAGGCTCTTAAACCTGCTGAAGGAATAAAATTAGCCATAAACAAAAAAATAGAAGCTTTGAAGGAAATGGGATTTGATTTTAACCAATCTTCTCTCCAGGCATTTAAGGAATCTATTGAAGAAGTAATAAATAAAATGTCGCAAGAACTTTCCCAATTAGAGTTTAAAAGAAGGGAATTAAGTGGGAAAATAAATGAAAATATGTCCCAGATAAGTAGAATAAAAGTGCTTACTGTTTGTCCTACCTGTAAACAGAAAGTTTCTGATGAGCACAAATCAAAAATTGAAATGGATTTGAAAATGTCTAATGATAACATGAATAAGGAGTTGATGAATTTATCTGCCAAAATAACAGAACTTCAATCAGAAGTGACAAGATGGACAGGTATTTTGAATATATTCAAAGAAATCGAAATTCTGCAAGCTCAATTAAATAATTTTTCAGGCCAATACAAGAGGCTCGAAAAGTATAAGAATTTGTTACCAAAACAATTCAAAGAATTAGAGAAACTTGAAAAAGAAGTTGAAGAAATGAAAATTTGGGAAAAAATATTTTCTCCAACTGGAGTAAAATCAATTGTTCTTGAAAATATAATAAATTTCGTTTCTCAGTATATGAAGGTTTATTCATATATAATGGGATTGGAAGTTGAGACTGTTATTGATAACAAAGGAAAAATAAATTACTCTGTTGACTATAAGTCATTATCTTCTGGAGAAAGAAGAAGAGTTGAAGTTGCTCTTCTTTTTGCTCTCAGACAGGTTATTCCTGTTCCATTTGATTTGCTGGTTATTGATGAAATATTTGACCATCTTGATTATGTTGGGCTTGAATCTGTTAGTCCAATAATAGAAGAATTTTCTATGGCGAATAATTTGCCCGTATTTGTTGTCTCGCACAGACCAGATTTGCCTATTCCTTATACTGAAAAGTGGAGAATAGTGAAAACGAAGGAGGGGATATCAAATGTCCTTGAAAGACAGTAACAATAAATTTGTGAAAATTATAGGAATTGACCCTTCTATTGTGTCATTAGGCTTTTCGGTAATACAGGGACATTCTAAATGTAATGATTTTGTTTATACTGCTGGTGGAGTGTTTGAAGTGCCTTCTGATTTGGATTTGGCTTCCAGATATAGAAGAATACGATATTTTATTGAGACTTTGTGCGAAATATATAATCCTGATATGTTTGTGATAGAGGATGTTGATTTTAGACCATTCATAAAGAGACAGGTTCAATCCTATTTGTTTGGCTCATTTGCTGTGATTTTATCTGCTATTCCATCTTATATAGGTTATTATGCTATTAGAAAACAAAAGGTGAATACCATTCTTGGCCTGATTGAGAAAGGGAAGAAAAAATCTTCAAAGCAGATAAAGCAATCTGTGATAAAAAGGTATGAAAAATACTTGAGAGGCATAAAAGACAAAAACAAAGAACATGTGGCAGATTCGATAGCAGTTGTTGAAGCTTTCTTGAGGGAAAGCGATGTTGGAAGTTTGCAAGTATAAAAGTGGGTTCTTAATCAAAAACATAACCTCTGAACAGCTCCGAAAGTATTATTCTACATTTGGTAGAAAAGCAAAAATTATTTCTGTTGATGGAGTTTATTCACTTTATTTGTCGAGATTAAATATTTATCACTTGAGATTTTTTACTGAACTTGATAGCTTTTTGTCTTTATCTCCAGAGGTTCAATCTGAAATAGAAATAAGTCAAGAAGAGGTTTTGAGGGATGCTATTGCTCAATATACTCCTGAAGAAATCTTTCCTGATGTTGATTTCAAAAGATATGTGGATTTAGATTTATATGATTTTCAGAAAAGAGCAATAAGAAGAGCTTTCAATCAGTTTTCGTATGGACTATTTTTTGAAATGAGATGTGGAAAAACCATTACATCACTTGTTTTGTCTGCTCTCTGGTTTGAAAAGGGTATTATTGATTCAATTGTAGTTGTATCTCCTTTATCTGCTGTTGAGGGATGGCAGAGAGAAATAGAAAGAATGAAAGTCCCAAAAATGAAACATTTCTTTGCTCCCGATTATAAGAGTATGTTAAAATTAAAAAAGGCTATTTCCAATTGTTGTTCTGTTGGGATTCTGCCTATTATTCATTTTCATTATGAATTTTGGAGAACGAAAAGATGGGAAGAATTTTTGAATGAAGTTTTGGGTTCTGTTGGGAAATTTGTTTTAATTCTTGATGAGAGTCACAAAGTTAAAAATCCTCAATCAAAAGTTCATAAAATACTTTATGCCTTATCAAGATATGCCAAAAGAACATTACTTCTAACTGGAACTCCAATAGGAAATACAATAGAGGATTTGTGGGCACAATCGAAGTTTTTGAATCTACAGCACAAACTCGGAGAAACTTTAACAAAATTCAGAGCCAAATTTATGTATTCGATTCCAGGAATGTATGGATGGTTTGAAAGGAAAGGAGCAAGACAGCAGGTTCTTTATCTTATTTCCAATTCGGTTATGTCTGTTTCACAAAAGGATGTATTTAAAACTCAGAAAGTATTTATGGAGACTCTGCATTATGATTTGAATTCTGAACAAAGAAGAGTGTATGATGGAATAGTTGATAGAATACAATTTGATTTGAAGGATGGAAAAATAACAATCAACAATGCTTTGACAAGGTCATTAAAACTTTTACAAGTTTGCTCTGGATTTGTTATAAATGACAATGGAGTAATAGAAGATTTTACTTCAGAAAAAGACAAATTGTTATTAGACATATTGGATACATATTCTGATGCTCCAATTGTAATTTGGACAATTTTTGATTATGAAGCAGACAAACTTTTGAAACTAATAAACAAAAAATTGAAGAGAAAAGCAATTGTTGTTGATGGAAGAACTCCAAAGGATAAAAGAACAAATTTGATTAGTTTGTTCAAAGAGGGTTCTTATAATGTGTTGATTTCGAAACCGCAAGTTTTATCTTTGGGAACGGATTTGTCGAGTTCAAGAATTGCTATATTTTATTCCAGAAGTTATTCACACATAGATAGAGAACAGGCTTTATCCAGATTGTTAAATCCAGAAGTTAAATCAGCAATTGCTATTATTGATTTAGTTGGTAGAAACACAGTTGAAGAAAGGGTTTTGGAAATTCTGAATAAAAAGAAAGAAATATCTGAAGAAGTAAAAAGTTATACAAGCTTTATCAAATTGATAAAAAGGAGCTGAAAATGACTCTAATAGATAAAGGAAGATTAAAAATGAAAGTTTCTGAAGTTGTGTCTGTTTGGAGGAAAGTTATTACTATGAAGAAAATAAAAACTTCGGTGAGAGGAAAAAGAGCGGAGCAAATAATAGAAAAATTGCTTAACAAACATCCAGCAGATGAAATCGTGTCTGTATTTGCTTCTTTACCTTCAAATTCCAGATTTGAATTATGGTGGTTGTTAAATGATAAGGCTTATGAAAGATACTTAAAGTCTTCTGAAGCAAAACAAAGGAAAGGCTCTTCAGAAGGAATAGAGCCATCTTTTAGAAATGATTTAGAATATGTATTCAATTACTTTATAAGAATGAACATACCCAAAATAAGACAGAGAAAGATGACATATCAAGAACTTTTGATGAGTTTGCCTTCTTTCGAACCACAGGTTCAAAGTTGGTTATTAGTTGACCCTGTTTATAGAGAACTTTCGAAATTGAGAATAATTCAGCCAAAAGAAACAAAACATCTGAAGGCTTTATATAGAAAAAAGTCAATAAGACAAAAACTTGAAACAGAATTTCAAAATTTTGTAGAACATCATCCTGATTTGAGAGAAATAATAAGTGAAGAATTGGAAGTGCTTGAGGAATTTAAACAGGAGGTGTGAATAGTTGAAAGCAAACATTGAAAAATATATTTTGAATACTATGTTAATTTCTCCTTCACATTGTATTGATTTAATAGATTTGGGAGTGGACAAATATGTTGAACATCCTATAATAAAACCAATTGTTTCTTTCATATCCTCCTATTATAGACAACACAAAAAGATTCCTCCTGCTGATTTGATAGTAGAAAATTTCCCACAACAAAAATACTTTCTTTCTGAGATTGTCAATCTTGAGCCTGCTCCTGATTGGGCTGTTTCTGAAGTAGAAAAATTTGTAAAAACGGTAAAGGTTCAGAAATTAACTGAATTTATTCTAACTAATTCAAGCAATCCGAAAATAACTCCTGAAGAGTTGTGGGAAAAGGGAAGAGAAATTTTGAGATTAAGAACTCCTTCAAGACTTGGAGTTGATTATTTTTCTGAAATTCCAAGACCATATTATGAAAAATTTCATCCAGAAAGTTTGGAGAACATTATTCCTACTGGACTTGTAAAGCTTGATGAATTGATGTATGGAGGAATGAGGAAAGGATGGTTTGGATTTGTTATGGGTGGAACTGGAATGGGAAAATCTGCTCTGTTAATAAATTTTACGGCAAATGCTTTGTTGTTCAATAAAAAGGTTTTATACATTTCTTTGGAAATGTCTGTTGATGAAGTTATGCTGAGAATTGATGCTAAACTGACAGGCAAAACAATGGAAGAATTATCTAATCCAAGTATGGATAATTATTTGAGGCAATTTCTTTCTATGGTAAAACAGAAATATACAGAAGCAAATTTGAGATTGATTTACTTTCCCTCAAAAAGTATAACTGTGAACAAGATTCCTTCAATCATAGAATCTTTTCAGATGATAAATTTCAAACCAGATTTGCTTGTTATTGACTTTGCTGATTACTTTGCTCCCCTTTCTAAAAGAAATTCGGCATGGGAAGAGGTAGTTGATACATTTCAGGTTCTGCCAGGATTTGCTAAAGAATATGATATGGCAATCTGGACTGCTACTGAAATAGGAAAAGCAAAAATGTATAACGAACAGGCAACAATAGATACTATGTATGGTGGTTCAGGGAAATCTTTTGGTGCTGATATTATTTTGGGAATATCTGCTACTAAAGAGGAAGCAAGGCTTGGTGGTTTAAGATTAACTGTGTCGAAATTTAGACATGGAAGAAGTTTAATTGACATTCCTGTGTTTTTTGATAGAGCAAGAATGTTAATAAAAACCTTATAAGGAGGTGTATATATGGGAACTCATGGAAATTATGGAAGAAATAACGGTCAAATAAAGGTAGCTTATTTAAATTGGGTTAGAAAGTATGTTGTTTCTTTGTCTGATGAAAAGATTGTCGAAGACTTGAAGATTTTGGAGAATCTTCCGAAAGGCTATTATGATTGGGAAATTATTGCATGTCCACATTTCTCTCCAGAAGAATTTGAGTATATATCGAAATTTTATGTTGATTATTTGGGTCACGAGTTGAGATTCGCAATAAGAAAGAGAACATTTTACGATGGGGAGTATGTTTGGGAAAATTCAGAGGAGGGAAGTGTAATATGATTATTTTTGCTGTGTCTGTGTTTATTGCTTGTGTTGCTTTGTTTGTATTTTATTTGTTGAATATAAATAAATTTTTAAAAAGGAGGAGTGATGAAATGAATGAAAAAGCAAAAAATAAAAGCCTGGTAGATAAATTGTTAGAATTGGGATTTGAAATAATAATCCGCAAATCACATGAGAAAAAATTCGAAAGAGTTGCTGTTGAAATAATGCTATCAAAGAAAATAAAGTATCAGTCTCAGGATGTCGGATATATAGAAATAAAGTCATTTGGAATGGCAAATGATTTTGAGACAGCTTTAAGAATTGCTGTTAAGAGGCTTGAGCCTCTTATAAAAGTAGAGGAGGTATAGAAAATGTTTGTAAAAATGTATGAAAAAAATGAAAAGCCACGTAATATATTTACAGCATATCAGCTTGAGGAAGTAAAGGTGATAAAAGTAGGAGAAGAAAATTCTGAAACAAAAATCAAGTTATGGATAAAAGCTTCGTTTCCAGAAAAGGATGTTATTGAAATAGTATTAAATGAGGATGAAATGGTAAAAATTGCTAATTTATTGAATGAAAATGATAGGAGGTGATAAAGATGAGGGAATTAACAGCATATCATATAACTATAAGAAAGGACAAAGTATCATGGCCAAATGATAGTTTCAGGTCTGCTGAACATCAATTTTATAAATGTAATGATGGTAAAATAATAGTAGTTGCGAGTGACCCTTTCCTTATTCTTGAAAGATTAAAAATGGGAGATGTTGTCGAAAAAATAGAAGTTTTGGGAACTGGATATGTTTTCCAAAAGAGACCATCACTTTCAGAATTTGTTGATTTTGTGAGTTGTTACAAGGAAACTTTAGAAGAACTAAACAAAGCTATATCAGACAAATTTGGAGAAATGAAAACTGAAATCGAGTTTGATAAAAAAGTTATGTTTATTACTATTTACTCAACTCTCACTCCAGCTGAAACGTGGAACAGATTAGATAGAATATGCAAACAATTTGACTTTGCTGAATTGCCCATAGTCATAAGAATTGAACATGTTGATAGTGATAAAGAACCAAAAAAGGTGGTAACATTATGAAAAGTGAAACTGCTTTCTATTTGATGCAAATATTTATGGACAAATATAATGAAGTATTGCCAGGGGGAATCGAGGTTAAAAGAACTGACGAATTCCATCAATTTTTTGATTCGATGGAGTGGATTTATGAATTTCTTGAGAGAAAGAATATACCGAAAGATAAGTTCGAATTGGTATGGGAAGCACAAAGAAGATTAAGAGAATTCTACAAAAGGGCAAGACCAGAGTGGTTTGAAGAATCTAATCTCCAGAGGGCAATAACAAAAACAATTGCTATGCTTGTTGAGTCAGCTGAAACTTTGAATGAACTTCCCTGGAAACCTTGGAAATCGAAGGAGTTTAACAGGAAGAAAATTCTTGAGGAGTTTGTTGATGTCTTTCATTTCTGGATGGATGCTCTACAGGAAATGGGCTTTACGCTTGATGAAGTTGTTGACTGTTATATTAAGAAATGCAGAAAGAACATAGTTAGACAATACAAACATGAAGGATATAAATCAAAAACTTTGGAGGAAAAATAATGTATCCGACAATCAATCTTGTTGTCTTTGATAAGCTTGTTCTGAATTCTGTTTATCTCATTTATGAAACAAAGTTGGCTGTTTTGCTTGAAATAAATGGAAAGAAAGAGTGGATTCCCAAATCACTTTTGTATTTGGTAAAGGATAATGATAATAATCGAGTGTATGGCTGGATTCCTGATTGGAAATTTAAACAAGCCTGGGGTTCTATTGAGAAATTTAACACAAAAGACTTTATGATGAGTGACATTCCAAAAGAGGTAAAACAAAAATTCAGACAAATGATAGCTGGAGAATGAATCTAATATATAGGGGAAAGTGAAATGGCTATTGTTATCAAATCAAATAATTTCTTCGAGGCAATAAATGAGGTATTCTTTCTCATAAAGGATAAAGGAAAAGTCAGAAAGACAAGAAACACAGAATCTGTCTATATACCTGATTTAGTTGTTATTGATGTAAAAGACCCAACTAAATTCACTTCATATCCCCATCCTTCCAGGAAGGTTTTTCCTCCTGCTCAATTTTATGAAGTTGCTTGGGTATTATCTGGAAGAAATGATGTGTTGGGATTGGAATTGGTTTTGAAAAGGGCAAGACAATTTTCTGATAACTTTCATCAATGGAGAGGAGGGTATGGTCCCCGAATACATTGGAATAGAAATATATTTAAGGTAATAGAGTTGTTAAACAAAGACCCAGAAACAAGAAGAGCAATCCTTCCTATATTTTTTCCAGAGGATGTCGAAGCAACTCATTGGTCTTTGGACATTCCTTGTTCGATTATGATTCACTTCCTTCCCATAGATGATAGGCTTGATGCAAGATTTTTTATCAGAAGCAATGATGCCTTCTGGGGCTTTACTCATATAAATTTCGTTCTGATAAGAACAATCCAGAGAATAGTTGCTTATTTCTCAAACAAAAAGGTAGGACATTTACAATACATTGCTTCAGATTTGCATGTTTACAAAAGGCATATGAACAGACTTGAAAAAATATTGAAAAGTGTTGTCTTTCCTACTTTAGTTAAATCATACCCCTGGGATGTCTTTGAGGATAATGAATTTGATAGTCCAGAAAGTTTCTTTAAGATTTTACAAAGAGATTTGGCTGTGCTTGATTATGTTTTGATGGATAAGTCAATAAAGAAAACAAAAAGCAAATTTTTACTTGATTCAAAACCTGCTGATTACTTATTGAATTCCCCTCTCAGAAGATGGTGGCTTCCCATTTTGGCTTGGAAGAAAGGTAATTTGGAAATTATGAAAGAATATATTGATAATGTTGAAGAAACTGATGTATATGAGGCTTTGGAACTATGGATGAGAAAAGAACAATAAATACAATAGGTATAATAGTAGAGACAGAAGACCAGAGAAGGGTCTTGGTTAATTATATAAAGAATGTTGCAAAAATCAAAGCTGATTTGAATTTGCTAAAAGTAAAACCTTTGCCAGTTGTTATTTTCTTTGAGAACTTGGAAAACTGTCCTGTATCATATGCAAGTTTGGAATTCGTAAAATTTCATTTAAGATTTTACAAAGATACAATATTTTTCAAACCTGTAGATTTGTTTAAATGGAGGATTTAGAACATGAAATTAAAAAGTATTTTGTATAATGTGTTGTCTCTTATTTTGTTAATAATTCTTTTACCAATAGCAATGATATATGTATCTTCAAACAAATGGAGGTAGCAAATTATGAAGACATTTGAGGATTATATGAAATCATTTTTGGAAGGTGAGGTTCTTTTGAAGGAAGGACTTGTGTCGGAGCATATTTACATAAGAGAATATGCTTGTAGACACTGTGATAAATTTCCTCCTCTTGAGGATGTTCCTGAAGATTTATCTGAACAATGGTTTTTTGCCATTAGAAAAGTGTTTGACGCATTTGAAGATTTAAGGGAATTTGTTGGAAGACCAATATTTATCTCTTCAGGATATAGGTGTAAAGAATATCAAAAGATTTTGACAGCAAGAGGTTATAAAACTGCTGAAGTAAGTCCCCACAATTTTGGCGTTGCTCTTGACATTATTGTTGGAGATGAAAGAGATAATCAGGTAGCTGTTTCCTTTTTAGAACTATATCATTCCGATTTGAGAATAGGCTTTCAATTGTATAATCATAAATTCATCCACATAGACACAGCATATTTGTTGCCTATCAAAAAGCTTCAAGAATTAAAGATACTTCCTACTCTTGTTAGAGGAGTTTCTTTGCAAAAATATTGGACAGAAGGAAAGAGATGGTAGGAGGCTGATATGTTTTTGTATTTAATACAAAGAATAATAATTTGTTTAATTGTGTTAATTATTGCCTATATAGCATTTGTTATATATTCTGTAAAAACAGACAGACTTTCTCCTGTTATTCATTTGGGATTGTTTTTTGTTATTATCTTTTTGCTTGCAGGAATATTTGTTTCTATTCAAAGGGCAGTTGAATCGAGAATTCCTTATATTTCATTCGAAAGAAAACCAACTTATGTTTATTACAAATTAAAATGTCCATACTTTGTTTCAATGGATATTTATGTTCCGAAAAGACTCTCAGATAAATTTGAGAAAGATTATAATGTTTCTAAAACTGGAGAAGTTAAGTTAAAGTGTATAATTAAATGATTATATTCAACTGGAATCAGCTGGCTAATTTCAAATTTCTTTTTACTTTCGATAGATTTTGTGTTTTTAATTTCAAGCTTCGTTATCAGCATGTTTGATGTGTGGAAATTTTCCAATTTTTGATAAAATCGAATCTAATATAATAGAGATGGAAATAAAAAGGAGGTAAAACAAGAATGAATGGAGAATGTAAACTGATAAAAGTAGTAATAGAAAAGATGTTTAGAGGTAATACCGTGGTGGCAACATATACAAATGTAGATTATAGAGAAAACAAAGTTCTTATTCCCAAGAAAACTGAATATAAATTTGATGAACTTGGATTTAAAGAATCTGAAAATTCGATGCTCTTGTTCGACAAAAAAGATGAAAGTCACTACTTTACGATTTTAAATGATTCAGTAGAAACTTTGTCCTATAAATATCACCCAGATAATAAGAAAGTTATTCTGAAAATTTACTTCAAAAATGGAGATTTTCTTCAGCTGGAGAGAACTTTATGAAATTTTATGAACTTGAAGAAGGAAAAATCTATCTATCTCAAAGAGGATACAGAGTGGCAAGAATAGGTGAATTTTTGTATGTGCTGTGCACTGGAAATTTTATTGTAGAACAATATGACAAAGATGGATTTAATGAGTATCCTTTTCCAACTTACTTTCCGAAATCAAGTTTGTTGTATGAAGAGTTCATAAAGGGACCATCTGCTGTTCAAGAACAGATAAAGAATGGTAGAGCAAAGAAAGAGATTGTTTATAAATCTCAGAGAGGAGTCAGAAATTTTGTTAAAAGAAAATTCGAAGCTTTCAGAAAGAAGATGATAAAAGAAAAGGCTTTACTTTACGGTTCTAAAAGATTAAATAATGAGAGAAAGAGAATTGAAGAAGAATCCAAAAGAAAGGTGAAAAGAAAAAGAAGATGAAGACAATTACAGGATTGCGGAGGTGTAATAGTGAAACTTGTTAACAAGTCAGTTCCTTTGATTGTTGAAGATTTTTCTACTTTGGAGTTGGAATTAGTGGATATAGGTTATTCTCCAAAATTGAACAAAATCTTTGTAAAGGTAAATTTCAAAAATAATGCTGGAAAAGTAGGTCAGTTTGAAGTGGAATATAGTTCTTTGCATAGTGAAATAAAAAAGATTAATGAAAAGTATTATTTAAGAGTCAGGGAGGTGAAAATAAAATGATATTATTTATTTTCATTTCAATTGTTGTTGTTTTTATTCTTGTTGGCTTGATTGTAGCAATAATTGCTGATAAAAGTCTTGTGGAATTTCTGCTTCTTATAGCAATAATAGTTTGTGTTGGAGGTATTGTAGGAAAGAGAGCAGTTGAAGCAATAAACATATATAAGGAGTTGGTGGCATTAAAACAACAAATTGTGGCTTTAGAACATAATGTTGATAGGATACGCACTGCTATTTATCAGGAAAACAATAATTCTGCCTTTGATTCCAAAAATTTCAAACAATCTACTAATTTATCAAATTATTTGAGAAAAGTTGCTGAATTAAAAGGAGAATATAACTACAAATTGAGAAAAGCTTATTTTCATCGTCATTACTGGCTTTATTATTGGTTTTGGGATGGATTTCTCATTCCAAGTGCAATTGATACAATGCAATATTACTAAATCAAGGAGGAAAATATGAAAGAAGAGCTAAAAGATAAATTGTGGAATACTATTATAAAGCATTTAGTATTTATTCGACAAACCACAACAATTAACAAAGAAGCATTGGTATCACAGCCACAGAATGCATTTGAAAATTTGAATTCCATACTACATGAAGAAATTGTGAGAGATTTGGTTGAAGGAGCGAAAAAACATATAATTGTTACTTCAGAAACAGACCCAGAAACATTGAGCATAATGCTTACTGGAAAATTGGTAGTTGTAAAAAATCCAGAAGAATTTTTGGAAAAAATAAGACAAATTCTTGATGAAATGTAGGAGCAAAATATGTATTTTTCAAAATACTTATGGGAAATTGCAGGAATTAAATTGGTATAAACTAATGGGAAGGAAATCATGATTGCAAAAATTATACTTGTTGTGTTATTTTCTCTGGTTACTTTCATAAGTTTCTTTACTTATTTAATAGATTTGATTCCCAAAAATCTTGATGACAGGAATGTAGGAGCAGTGATTTGGATTTCTTTTATAATAACAGTTGTGCTATGTAAAATTCTACTTTTTAAATAGAAGGAGAAAACTATGGGAATGGAAAATTATGTTGTGTCATTAGAATTAGCAAAGGAATTGAAAGAGGTGGGGTTTCCGCAGAATGATGGAGAATGGTATTGGATACAAGTAAGGCTTGGCTATAAATGGGAATGGAAGTTATACTTACTTGCGAATTCCCCTTATGCCATTGACAATGATAAAATCAGAGCTCCCCTTGTTGAAGAAATTACTAAAGAATTACCTGACCATATTGCGATTGAAAGGGATGGAGAAAGGAAAAAGTATTGGTTAAACATTGAAGTCTATAAAGAAGGTTGCCGTGCTGGATATAGAACTGACCCTGCTACGCTTGGTGAAATGCCAGAATGGTTGTATGTAAGTGATGTATATCCCAAGCTCTCAGATGCTCTTGCTCAATTATGGCTCTGGGCTTACGAACGTGGGTATTTGGAGGAGAGAGATGAAGATTAAAATTGAAACAAAAGAGACACCTATCCAGGAATTTGTAAAAATGTTATATAAATATGGTGAGATATGGGCAGAAGTCCCCTGGAACATACCACAGCCACGAATTGCCTGTACTGCTATTCTGCGGTTTGGTGTTGATGAAAAAGGATTTTACTTTTATAGTGATAGCAAAGGTAAGGTCTATTTGGATATTTATAAAATTCCTTCTGTGCATTTAGTAACAATTACGGAGGAGACAAATGAAGATTAATGTAAACAACATTGTTAGATTGAGCTATATAAAAAGATTTTCTATGTTAAGAGTAAACTATCCACAGACAGTTGCTGACCACTCATACAGAGTAGCTATGCTGGTTCTCATAATTGCGGATAGACTAAATCTGTCTGAAAAGAAAACATATGAGCTTGTTATACAGGCTTTGCTTCATGATATAGAGGAGAGTGTTCTTGGTGATGTCCAGTATTACATAAAGCATATTCCAGAAGTCGAAAAGGCTTTAGATGAATACAAGAGAAAATTTGCTTCTCAGATTCCTATACTAAATGATGAAGATGAAGACAGAATTGTAAAAATAGCAGATATGTTAGATTTGCTTTTATACACAGAAGACGAACTCCGTTCAGGGAATACTCATCCTGATATAATACAGTTAAGAGAAAGAGCCCAGAGAATATTGAATGAACTTACTTCGGATGATTCTGAATTAAAAGAAATTGTCTTTGATATTTATTCGCAATTCAGAAATCAACCAACTTATCCTGGTCCTGGAAAATAAAAAACAGGGAAGGAAAATTTGTTTCCTTCCCTGTTTGCTTTAATGGTGTTTGTTTATATGCTGTAAGAGTTTTTGGGATTTGTGGTATAAATTTTCTTTCTGGTTATTTCTCCCTCAAATACTTCAGGAAGTCCAAGTCTTTTTCTTACTCTCCTTATTGTCCACCTCTGGCCTGAAATAATTTCTTCCCTTTCTTTTTCTGTTGTGTTTGCAATTATTAAATTTAGCAATCTTCTTTTATGTTCATCCAGAAAATGTGAACACAAAATGTTCTCATAATTGTTATTATCGTCTTCATCATTATCGTAAGCATCGTAGGATACAAAAACTCCCAATTTGCCAACAATCTCTAATATACGGTTTGTGTATGACTTGCTCCAGAATTTGAATTTATTTCTTACACCTTCTACTCTCGATATTTTCAACCACACGAGAACTCCTTCTTGGAACAAATCCTCTTCAGAATAGAATTCGCTGATAAATGGATATTTATTTACAATGAATTTTACACTTCCCCAGATATATTTTTCTACATTTGAAGGAATTGAAGATTTACTCATATTTATCTCCTTGTTTGGAGTTCTTTTATTTTACAGGTGCTTAAGTCAAGTTCAAATTCTTGAATTTCATTCTCATATTCTATTTTGATATATATTATTGCTTCATCATCCAGGCTTATTGGACTTGATATGTAGTAGTTGTATATGTCTTTATCTTTGATTTCACTTTCACTTTTCAGGAGTTCATATAATGTCATAACTCCCTCCTTTTAATTTTATTATATTGTTATTATATTGTTTAATTGTGGAAAAATAAAGTTTTTTGTTTTTTGGGATTTTTGAGTTGATGATATTTTATTTTTCATCATTTATATTATAAGGCTAAATTATGAAAAAATAAAGTTTTTCTTTTACTTGGAAAAAGCAGATTTTTACAGACTAACAAATTTTTCATATTTGTGATTTCTGAATGTGTTGAAAATACTGAATTTTTGAAAACAGCAAAAATCCTATTCTTAAATTTACAAAATATCAAAAATTTTCACATAATTGTAGAGAAATAGAAAAGCTTGTAAAATTAGTTAGTGACACTAACTATTCAAAATCCTCCTTTACAAACTGGGAATAAGAAGCAGATAAAATTGCACCTTCTAAATATTTTACCAAATGTCTCGGAATTTCTTGGCCTTCATTCAAATCCATCAATTTTTCTACTATTTCTGGGTCATACACTGAATAAACATATCTGTCTGGTGTTCTAACCACCTATTTTATTGTTTTACTGGTGTTGCATTGTCTTTAACTTTGTTAAACCATTGAACAGCACCCCAAACTGCCTTGGGGTCATTTGTTACAATATTGGCTTCAAAATTTTCTTCTAAACCTCCTTGTGAAAGATTCGAAGAACCCAGAAGTAGCCAATTGTCTATTATCAAAACTTTGGCATGAGCAGTTATTTTCTCCATTATATAAACTGACACATTATGTTCCTTAAATTGTTTCAGAAATTCAACAACTCCTTTTTTCAAAGACTTGTTGCCTTCATAATTTAAGATGAATTGTGTGTCAGGAATTGTCATAGAGGCTTTTGCTATTTCTTCTACTAATTCAAGAGCCTTTCCCTTTAAAGAAATCTGATACATCAACAAATATATTCTCTTTTTTGATTGTCCAAGAAGAACTTTTGCTGTTTCGTAATACTTGTTTCCTTCAACAAAATAAGTTATAGCTGGCATTTATTATCCTCCATTTATAAGATTACTATACACCAAAGTTCAAATCAGAAAGAGTAGCTGGTTTGATGTTCGAAGTTCCTGCATCAAATTGTCTTGATGTAGAAATAATGTTTCCCATAAACGTGACCTTATCTCCAGAAGAGGCAAGATAGAAAAATTGTGTTGAAATGCCTGCTATAATTATTTTAACATTATTATAGCTAAAAAATCCTACTATGGGTTCGTTAGAATCTCCACTATCCAAAGATAAACCTTTTGACAAAAACAAAGAAGTTGTTGAGTCATCTGTGGATTCAATATGACTTCCACTTATGGATAAGCTTTGAGCATTAAAAAGCTGATTAGTATGTTTTGAATATTTTATGGTTGAATCTGAAACCACCATTCTTTTTGCTTGAAGATTGCTTACCCCACCTACATCAGAGTTTATGTTTAAATAAGAGGAAGATATATAACATTCTTGAGCATATTTAGCAGGTGCTGACATTGCATCAATTTTTGAAGAGGATATTGTAAAATATCTTCTTGGAGTCAATGAAAAATCATAAGTTATTTCTGAATTAAGTATTCTTAAGTCACCTATGTAATAAGCTCCTGAAACAGAAGTTTTTACTTCTGCAATTACTGAATTTGCTACTATTACATTTGGTCTGTCTAAATCAAACGCACTATCATCAGTGCTACCTTCTATCATTAATGCCCCTCCAGAATGATTTATATCCCAAATTTCATAGAAATATTCTGTGCCATTTTTCATTACTGAAATATCTGAATTGCTTAAATTCACAAAATAAATATATCTTGATACTTCTGTTGTGTCTGGTTTGAATTGGACATAACAATTGTAAATTCCATTTACTATATATGTCTTTTCTGCTTTTATTATGATTTCTGCAGGGGTGCCAGCATTAGCCGTTACCTCAACTCCATTATTTATTATATACAGTGTTCCAGAAAAAGAAATTGTTTGTGATACATTAGACAGATTTAACTGATTGTTTGATTCATGTGGAATCAATTTCAAAACAGCCACATTTCCTGAAATTGAGTTCAGCTGAATAATTGCATTAATAAAGTTTGTTACAGAGTCATCATTTGTTGCTGCCAATCTACATTCGACAGTGCAGTCAGATGGAACACTCCAATTCTGTATTTGAGAAACAATTGCATTTAGAGCACCATCTACATCTTTTTCCTGTGTTGAATCACTTATGAAATAGAATCCATCCTTTCTTCTTATTTTATCAGCAGTGTGGAAATATGTCCCAGATGTTATGTCACTTTTTTCTGAAGAGCTTAAACCATCACCATCAAGTTGGGTGTGTTTGTCAATAGTTGTATTTAAATCCTCAATGCCTGAATAAGTATTCGTTATCTTTTTAATTCTGTCTGCTGTATGTAAATAAGTTCCTGAACCAACATCAGTCCAGGATGAGTCATCCCTTTGTATGTGTTTTCTTATAACAGACTCAACATCATACGAAACACTTGCATATGAATAGTTGAATTTTATTTTGTTAGAATTATGAACATATGAAGTTCCTACATAAGTATAGTCAATATGGTCTTCAATAATTTCCTTCAATGACCTTCTATATTTGTTTTTAAAGTAGTCATTTTTTGCCCCTTCAGATGTTGTTTGCTCTCGTTCTATTCTGATGTTTCCAAGATTTAAGTAATGAAATTGTCTTATATCGCCAGGATTTCCATCATCACTAAATCTCATTCCAGTAGGATGAATTTCTATTCTTTCATAAATTACACCAATTTGTGATAGAGCAGCATTTACTGCGATTAAAGTTATAGGAACAAAATCTGTGTGCTGAATAAATTCTTCTACTGTTGTTAAAAGAGTTCCATCAACACCTTGAGTTGTTGCATCAGTTGATGATTTGGCTACATAGCCTTGAAAATTATCAAGAGAGTCATCCTCCATAAGAGGCTCATCAAATGATGGAGAAGAGGCAGTGCCTCCTACCCACCTGAATCTAACACCTAAACTTTCATCATATACAGCACATAACATCCAAATCTGAAATGTTTTAGTTCCACCTGTAGGTCTGCTAATGTAAATGTAATTTTCATCATCAGCTTGATACCTTTCTCCGTTATCGGCAGGATTTGCTCCAGGAGTTGAATTTACACCTGCAACTACAATGTAGTCATCACTTCTCATTACTCCAAGTTTTATATAGTCATGAACACCTGCTTCCCTTGATGGCTGGAGCGAAGTAAATATGTCATCTCCTGGAGTTTGTATGCCTGATTTTACCATATATTGCCAAACATCCCTTCTGCCTCCTATGTCTGACATAGCAAGTCCAAACGGATTATTCGTTGTTCTTGAAGATGAGCCTTTACAGGACAAGAAATTCAAAAGATGAGTAAAATTACTTACTGAAGCAGAAGGACTAAATGAAAGTCTTGTCAAACTTCCATCTGTAGCAGTGTCTGTCCAGAGAATTTTTGGATAAACGAACCTTCTTGAATCTTCTGTTACAGAGAATCCAGTGGAAGTGCTATAACTTACTTTTGCTAACTTTATATATTGGTCTGGGTCGGATTCAAAATCTGTTTCACTTCCATCAGGAACAAGATAGAAAGAGTATTGTGGAGTAGAATCATACGTGTCTGTTATTATTGAAGTATTATCAATAACTGAAATTATAAGAGTATCCCTTGTGTCTCCTGTAGTTGGATTAACCTGCATTGGAGATGCTGTTGATGTTCTATAAGCTACGAAAACATGGTATGTTGTTCCATCACTCATTCCAGTAGGAGAAATTGTAACAGAAGTTTCCGAAATAATGAAATTTTCTTTATTGTTTGTTCTTATTACTCCTGAATTTATTGATAATTGGTCTCCATTTGCTGTTACCTTAAACTCATTTCCATCTTTGCTCCCAAATATCCCATATCCGTCATACATTCCTTTTAAGATGGCCGAAATAAGAGATATGGGAATTTGACCAAGAGTATTAAGATGAGAAGGTGCTATTCTGTAATTTTCAAGAAAGCTCATTTTTACTTTTGTATTGGTTGCCATGCTAAATTACCTCCTTTTATGATGGCTCCCTCAAGGGAGATATAAATCCTGGTAAAATTCCAGCAGTTGCCTGAGCATTTGTTATATTATAATATGTTCCAGAATAGGAATCATAATCCCAAAGCCCAATCCAAAAAGTCCATAAATTGATTTGTTGAAAAACATTTTGTAAATTCAAGATTATATTTCTGACTTTTTTGAATTGTTCTTCATTTATAAATGTTAAATTTGCTGAATCGTAATATTTCAAAAATATGTCTATACCAGATAAACCTTTTTCGTCAACTGATAAATGATAATATTCAGTTGTTGGAAAAAGATATGTTTGTGTTGCTGTTACGGCATAAGCATAAAGAGGTATATTTATGTCAAGAGTCAAGCCTGAAATGTAATAATTATAGCCTCCATGAATATCTGGGTCATAACCTTTCAATTCAAATAAACAAGGAGCGACTTGAACTGGCAAAGGAAAGTTTGTTATTTCTGAAGCAGAGTAAGCTCCTATCCCCAAAATTCCTTCCCAGTCAAATACTGGAAAGGCAGTATGAATATAATATTTTCCATTGTATTCAAAAACTTCACCAGGAGAACTTCCTTGAGCAAATTTTATTCCTGGTTTTGCTTCTTCTATTGTTACCCACTCTAAATCGAGAGTTTTATTTTCATGATTAGCAAAAGCATTTAATATGTAATATCCTATTTCTGATGGAATTTCAGGAACATTAGTAGGTGGCTGTAATCTGTATCCAAAATTAAGAAATTTTGTAAAATCTTCAACAAATGTTATTGTTGGAGTAGCTCCAAGAGTCATTTCCCATAATGAAACTCCCTGTCGAGCAGGCACCCATGTAAATGGAAGCCAATATAATGAAAAATTGGAATCTTTTTCAAAAATTTCATGAGTTGAATCAGGCAGGGGATATGATTTTTGCAAATCTGTTTGATATAAAATCTTGTATAATGTTCTGAATGAGTCTTCATATGCATAGAGTGGAATAGCATAATTTTTTAGAGAAAAATCGAATATTTCATGTGTATTTGTTCCTTCTGCTATAACTCTATATGTTGCAGATTCCCTGGGAATATCAAATTGTAAAGAAAATTTTCCATTATTATCAACAGGAATAGGAGCAGAATCTACTATTACTGTGTCTGGAAGCCTTTTGAATGTTATGTTGATAGTTGTGTCTGAACTTTCCCCCTCTATAATTACACTCGTAGTTGGAGGAATTACATTGTCCCTTTTGTAGAATCCCTTTGGTAGAAATTTCAGAAGATTGTGAAATATTTTAGTATTTTCAGGTAATGTTACTTTCATAATTATACCTCATTTATTGTCAATGTTCCCAATTTCGCATATTCCCAGTAATCTATTGTTATGTATGCGTCTTCCCCAGGGGTGTATGTTTTCCCTCTTGTTATATCTGTTATAGAAGTTTGCGAAGTATCTATGTAGTCAACTCCATCAACTTCTCCTATTACAACAATCAAATCTGATATATCAATTCTGTCTCCAAGTCCTTTTTCAGAAAAGAAATTGTTAACAGCATCTTCAACATTAGATTGAACTTCTGAAACATTTACAGAAGTATTATACCTGATATACAAATCAATATCCAATTCAACTTTTCTACCCAATCTAACCATAATTGTATCTTCAGAACCAATATACCATATACCCTTTTCCCACAAAGCACTCTGGACTTGTCTTACCAAAGGATGATATTTGTATGTGTATGGGTAAGAACCAGGATTTAAAGTGTGCTGCCAAATAGAACCAGAATAAATATTGTCAGCAGGGTCTTGTGTTATAGGGAGAACTGGTTCATAAATTTCTTCATAAGAATTTGCCGAAGCTTCTACATATATATCAGGCAATATCACCCAAACATCCATTCCGTAGCCTCTGTAATATTCTGGCTGTCCTACCCATTTGATATAAACATCTATTGCACCAGCAGTATAAACAACTTGTTCTATGAAGGAAGTCAGACTTGGAACTTGAACCATATTCCACTGTGCTATTCTCTCCAAAAAATCTTCCAGCTCTTCTTCATCTTCTCCTCCTTCAGTAGCACTTGAATTTGATACTTGAACTATGTTTGTTACTGTTCCTGAAAAGTCTTTCCAAGAATTTATACTACCTGCTGAAACATTAGTTGAACTACCTGTTGTTTCAGAAACAATAGGAATATCTGCGTAATACAATCCCAAATCTGAATCAAAATTGACTTTGACTTCTCCAACTATTAAAGGATAAAATTTTATTCCAGTTGTTGAGTAAAAAGTTAGATTTGTATTTGGTGTTGGAATTGTTAGAGAGCTTGAAGATAGATAAACCCTGACCATTCCATATGACTTCTTTGCAGGAATAGGCTGTAGTGGATAAAATCTTCTTTTGGCATCATTCTTTATCATGTCATTTAATTCATCGTCCGTAAGATTCAGGTGCTCTTTTAAAGCAGATTTGAGAATGTCATCATTATAAATTGAAAGAAAACCAGCAGGAGTTATTGACCTGTAAATATATTCTGCTATTGCATAGGCTCTTCTGAATTCCTGTAAAGGAACTGTAATGGAAATATCTGTGTGAGGCAATCCAGGAGCCCAAACAATGTTTGGTGCTATTGACTTTGCCCTATCCAATAAACTTCTTAAAATTTCATCACTACTTGGAATCTTCATTCTGTTCCTCCTTTAATTATATTAAACTTCTTCAGACAATGAGACTACAACTTTCGTAGGGTCTGATGAATCTAAATTTATGTCAATGTAGGAAATTCTTCCTTTCCATCCATATTGTTTTAGCAATGATAAAGATTTTATTATATTCATCATAATTGTTGCTTTTGTTGTTTTTGTATACTTTTGGCTATATTTGCCAGGAACTAATAAGCCAACTCCAATTCCTCCTACCTCTTCTCCGAATATAATTCTTGGAAGAACTGGTTCTAAACTTTCTTCAGTTAAATCATATATTTCAGATAAGTTTAAATCCCACAAATCATCTTCTCCTTTGAAACAAACAAATGATTTGAAATATTTTCCATTTTTTACATTGGGGCTTTCTCCAACAATAATTTTTTCAACTGGTTCTGTCTTTAACAATTCAGTGTTATAATCTATATTATTTATTAAGCTTTCTGTAAAATAGGTTTTTTCGACAGTTATTTTTTCTTCATAGAATTTCTGTGAAATAGAACCTATATAAAATATAATTACATTGCCCATAAAATTACTTCCTTAAAGCTGGTGTATTCCAAATTGCCGAAGGTATGATTCCAATATATTCTGCTACTAATTCCCATTCTGTTCCATCGGAAATTGGTGTTCTGTATATTGCAAAATAACTATCAAAAGGAGGAGGAGATACAATGTCTCCAATCAAGAATATATATGAATTGTCATGTGTGATAGCTCTCGGAGTATAATCCAATGTATCCGTTGCAATTGTTTTGAGCAAATTCAAATTTAAGTCTAAAACCGCTACACTATAATCAGATGAATTAATGAGAGTAACATAATTTCCATTTACATCAAATCCTTCAAATTCGCTTAAAATTGTATCACTGTTGTATATGTTTAAAATATTTCCTGACCAATCTATTTGTCTCAAGTAGTAATCATCTGCGACACAATAAAGATAAGAACCTTTCCCAATAACATTCAGAGAACTAAACGAGAATGAAGTCTGTTCTGTTTCTGTTAGTATATTGTATATTATGGCATTATAACTACTTTTTTGCCCAAACATAAGAGTTTCATCATCATTTATCCAGAATCTTTCCGCTGGTCTAATTCCAGAAGCTGATATATCAATTGCCTCTACAAAACCACCATCTGTTTTACTATACTTTTCAATATTTATTGATGTAAATGGTTGGGATATAGTATATAAATAATTTGAATTAACCATAAAACTTCCTGCTTCTGAATTTGTGAAGAATCTGTCTGTGTTTTTCCATCTTAAAGTAGCATCAGCATTGTAAGAAGCCAACATATAATTTATGCCTTCTCCTCCAGATATATCTGCTATAAGATAATGATAGGAGAAATCAGAACCAATCCAAATCAAATCTTCATAATACCCATCTAAATCCGAAACATCTCTTGTGTATCTGAGTAAAGTTGAAGTATCGTATGTATCTATTCTTGACATATTATGACTCCTTTATATAAATATTCACTTTTGTTGGGTCTGATGAATCCAAATATATTTGCAAGTCTTCTATGTTGAATTGTGCTCCATATCTCTTTAAATTTGCTAATGACTTGTGTATATTCAGTAGCATAGTCATTCTTGTCATTTCTGTGTATTTTTGACTATATTTTCCAGCTACAAGTAATCCTGCCCCAATACCACCAACTTCCTCACCAAATACAATTCTTGGCAGAAAGTCTTTTAAAGATGTTCCGAGATTGTCAATTTCCAAGTCCCAAATTTTATTATCATCTTTGAAACAAACAAAACTTTTTAGTTCTGAGCTTAACACATTTAATGTAATTTTTCCAATTCTAAAATACTCAATCAATTGTTCTTCTTCTGTTTCTTCAGTTAAACTTTTGAGTGCTACTTGTTCGTAGTAGCCTTTCCGAACTGAACCACAAACCAAATTAGGAAGTTTTGCTGTTGGTTCTCCTTCTGTTATATCAATAACTGAAACAAGATTTGTTTTTTCAAATACAGTTAATTCAACAGCAGAATAATTTGCCATTATTTAAACTCCTGTTTAATCTCCTAATATTGGGTCAGTTCCCTGTCTTACAAGAATAGCAGCATTTCCATTATCATAGATAAATTCGTATACAATTGAATTAACAGTAACAGTATCTCCTTCAGCATACATTCCTTGTAAACTTAACCTGAGATAAGGAAGCTCAAGAATTTCTCTGCGACCTGACGAATTTATGTAAATCCATTGTTTTCCAACAAATCTGCCAGGATTTCCATCAATGGGATTTCCAAATATTGAAGAAGTTCCGTTGCCACCCATATAAGTAGCAGCATATTCAATAGAAGTAAAGCCTGTAGTATTTCCTTTGGTAATAGCTCCGTCAATAAGTATACTGTTATAGCCAGAATTATAATTTGCCCCAAGATAGTATCCAAATTCAAGACTCCTATCAGTTAACAATCCAGTGTAAACTGCTTCTGATTTATCAGCTGTTCTAAAAGCATACAAGAAATTTCCATCACTAAATAACCAAATTCCATCTGGGAATGAAGCATAGGTTAATTTTTGTAAATAAGTGCTTCCATAATAAAAATAATCTTCATAAGAATCATAATTTGCTCCATAAGGAAAATACGAAGAATCTGGACTATCAAATGAATTGGGGTCTTGAAATGCTGAATGTCCTGGAGGATAAGCATGAAATTCTATATCATCTCCATTTGTATAAATATGTAGTATTCCATAAGTTCCCATATGAGTTTCTGCTGTTTTCAACAAAATCTCAGTAGAGCTGGGACCAGAACCAGTATATTGACTTTCAATCCAGCCAACATTTGAATTTGTTAAGAACTCTCTCAAAGACGAAATTACTTCAGACAAAGAATTCAAACCAGTATATTTGTGCTCATACCAAGTCATAATTAAACCTCCTCATAGTTATACAAAATTCCATCTGACAAGATTTTTGAGGAATCCTTTTCAAAAATCTTGTTTAAAGTTTTTAAGTCAGCCAGAGCTATTACCATTCCCAAAACTTTCTGTGGATATACAAATGAAATCATTCCATATCTGTTATTTTTTCCTTTCAGTTCCTGAACTTCATAATCTATATCAAAATTCTTTTTTAAATGATAAGACAATCTAACAGAAAATGGTTTGCTTCTTTCTTTGGAACGAATATCATAACCAACCATACCTCCACCATACTTATTTAATGTTAAAACAACATAAAGATTAGCATTTATTTTATTAGCAAAAAATCCTCTTTCTCTAAAAGAACCATGACCCAGAAAGAAAGCCAAGTTGCCTGTTTCCTCAAGATTTATTGCTGTGTCTAAAGCTATTTTTGACAATATGTGAGCTTCTTTTCCCATTGGAGTTGTTAGTCCCCGTCCTGCCAACTTTTTTGGCCTCCCCCAGAGTGTTGTTAATACTACCTTCATAGTCATTCCTCCTTTAATCAATTTTGACTGATGAAGAACTTATGTCTGTAAAAATATCCGTATTTGGATTTAAAACTATTCCTATGCACATTAGTGCTGAAATTACAGTATTTATACTCATTTGCAAATTTGTTAAATGAAATTGTGTTTGTGAATCTCTGACTGCCTTATATGTTGGCGATTGTCCAAGTCTTACATCATTACTTTGACCAACTATTCTTGATGCCTCTACGAAAAATTCAGAAGTTAATTCAACAGAAACAGACTTTCCTTCATGTTTTATAGATTCTACATCTGACTCTACAGAGTCTCCTATCAAATCTGTTTTGCTGAATTTAAGGTTAATTTCTTCAATAAAGGCTTCAACTTTTTGGGAAATCAAATGCAAAAATTCAGTAGCAAAACTAATTGCTTTCGAAGCAACATTAAATACATTTACGACAAATTTCAAAAGTTTATTTTTTGTGAATGATATAATATTGTTCGATGTATTATAAGTTATAGAAAATACTGTAGATGGATATTGATTTCCTCCCAATTTCAATGAAATTCTGTCCCCTGACAAAGGAATTCTTCCAGACAACTCGGCCATTCCATCACTTGTTATTTTTATCAAGGCATTGGAAAAGGGATGCATATATCCAAAGTCAGCTTCATCAAGAATAAGCTGATTTCCTGGCAAATTTTCGGGGTAGCTTTTTGGCAATACTCCAATAATAATCCATTCTTCTGACTCTGTGTATAACAAAACTACGGAACTATCTTTTTTCAATATTCTAAAATCAATAGAACTTTGAACACCATCAACAACTATTTGTAAAGAAGGAATGAAAACTTTATATGTTCCCAGAGGAACTCCATAACCGTAATCATCAAGGTTTCTCTCAATTTCTTTTATGGTTCCAAAAAATACAGGATTTGTCAGTATTTCTTTTTGAATTTTTCTTAACATAATGCCTCCTACAGCATGTAAGTTGCGTAGTTAAAGGCTATTCTTATTCTATCTTTATAGTAAGGGTCAGATGGTAGAGCCAAAATTCTATTTCCTACTTTCAATACACTTCCAGGAGAAGATTTCTTATTGTCCAACTGTGATTTTACTTTTTCCAAGTAATTTAACACAAAATCTCCATAACCAGTAGAATTATAATATACCCAAACATATGGAGTGTCAGAATTTGCCTTTTGCCACTCGAACTCCCCCGTGGGAACTGTTGAACCTGTGACAGGAATAACTTTGAGTGTTAATGATGGAGAACGAGAAATGATATTAGAAACTAATGAAGAAAAAACATTATCCCAATCAATTTCAAGAGTGTAGTTGTTAGAACGAATTCCCTTAAATCCAATGGGATATGAAAATTCATAAGTTTTTATTCCAAATGACCCAGAGGCAGTGTGTGTATATTTTATTCCTGTTATAGAATAGCCAATACAAATATATTTTTTCATTATCAACTGATTATATCCGTATACATCATCCTTCACTTCAAATTCAATATCATATAAAGTTTCCCTTATTTGTTCTTTTAAATTATCAGCTGTTTCTTCTATTGCTTTTTCAATGAATGAAGGCAACTTGGGAATAGAAGCATTTTCGGGATTGGATGGAGAAACTTTCTCAATAGTAAGAGTATCTGTTTTAGTTTGCTCGATAAGGTCATCTGAATATTCCAAAAAAGCTTCCACCTCTTTTAAAGAAACTTTGTCTGGAACCCAAGCTTCTCTGAATTCTCTTTCTGTTGTTGGCTTTGTTACTTTATTAACTTTGGGATGAATAGGCTTGCTTGTTGGAGTTGATTTTTCATAACTATAATCAGAAAGAAAATCTTTTATGTAATGCCAGGGCATTTTATCAGGAAGTTCCAATACATTCTTTAAGGGCATACCATATGTTCCCACAACAGAAAAGCTTATATTTGAGGCAGCAGCATAATCTAAAACAACTTGACTTACAGTATACATCCATTCTTGTTGTTCCGAAATTAACATGTTTCCTAACCAGTAGAACAAGTCTGGTCTATAATCTTGAAGAGACAGAGACAGCTGGAAAAGATTTGCATTTGCAAGGTAAAGCCATGATTTTGAAAAATTAACAAATTGTTCTAAAGCAGATTCTGTTATTCTTACGGGAAAATAAAACTCTGGAATAGACATTATTTTGTTATTGTATTGAAATGTAATCTTTGGGTCAACATAAAGTCCCCACAAAATCATTTCTTTTACTTCATTAATATTTTCAACAAAATCAACTCCTGCTCTAAAAGATGTTCCTGATATCAATTTATCAGCATCTATTGTTAAAGAAACATCTGAACATCCAGTTCTTAAACCAAGAGTTATAAATTCATCAGCATAAATAGATTTTTTGACTCTTGGAAATGCGAATAAAATAGAACCATCTGGCCTCTCATATGTCTCCAGAAATGTAAATGCCTTTATTTTATCAAGTGCTTCTCTTATTTGAACAAAACTTCTTGAATTTGGTGACCACATTATTTTGCTGACATCAAAAGCTCCTCTGTAGGCTCTTTTGAATATTTCTCCAGTGTTTGAATTTTTGATAACATCCTCATCTATCTTAAACATAGTTCTGTTATTCAAATAAGCCTCTGGACTTATTTCTTCATCCAAATCCATTGTAATAGGAGATGTTTCCTCAACTATATTTGTTTTCAATTCAATAATACTCTCTGGTTCAGGAAATAGTCCTCCAAAATCAGAAAGAAAGGATAAAGGAGAATAATTTTTAACAAATGAATTGTAAGAATTGACCAAACTCTCCAATTCTCCTTCACTCTTTACATTTATTCCAGCTTCTCTTATAAAAGTCAAATCAGGAACATCATCTGATGATAGTAAGATAGAGCCTGACCTGATATTTCCTACTCTGGCTATAAATTTTAAAAATTCAAACAAATCAAGATTCTGAAGAAGTGTAAAACCTCTCAAATCATCTCTTGTAAACATATCTTGAAAGCTTTTTGGGTATTGACCAAGCCAAAGAGCAAGTGCTAAATCAACAACTTCTTTCGGAAATTTTCTGCTCTTCATTACATCAGAGTAAAGAAAAGCAGACAACAAACTATTCACAAAATCAAGACTTGTTAAATAATTAGCAAATGAAGAAGCACGTATGTCCATGCTTATGCCAGAAGGGGCTTTTGAGTAAGTGTAAGTTATTCCTCTCACAAGTCCAGAAAAAACTCTTACCCATTTGTTGTTATATAGAAAATCAATAAATACAAGACTGTTTATATTAAAGATTGGAGATGGTGTTAATGACTTGCCCTCCAAATTTGTGGAAACAGGGAACATATCCTTCAAAAATTGGTAGTAGTTTTCTTTATATAATACTTTTAACAAAGACACAACACTAATTATATAGTCATCATATTCAGTGTTATATATGGAATCTCTTTTTATCAACATTTCAGATTTGTCAAAAATGACTATATGAGCTTCTCCATTTAACTGCTTTCCCAATTTTACTGTAATATTTTTAGCAGGCAATTTGTAAACATCAACTTTATCCGAATGGGGTAAATTTTCAAATGGAGACAAAACAACAAATTTCCACTTGTCATACCCAGATGAAGAAGAAAATATTATTCTGTATATAATTTCTTTCATGTTATCTACTTGGCGAAATTTCTGGTATAATTGTTGGTGTTGTAGAAGGTTTCAAAAGCTTTATTGATATATCTCTCACATGAGATTCAATATTCTTTATATGTTGTTCAACATTCTTAAAACTCGACAAATAGGTTTCCCAATTTTTATTTATCTGAGCGAATTGTCTTGAAGTATTATCAAGTTGTCCATAAACTCCTGTCGGGTCTCTGCTCAATGTATAATTAACCATATCCAATCTTGACATAAGTCTAAAAAGATTCTGTTCATTTATTCCAGCATATCTTGCCAAAAATTCTCTCATAAGAAAAGTCTGAGCAATAGGACTTTGAGTAATCATAGCTGGAAGTTCAGTAGTAAATAGTTGTAGTGTTCTTTGTCTTACCTGCCGTGCCAATTCCTGCGGAGTCATTCCTACTTCACCAGCATAGGATATTAACCTTTGGACAGCTCTTCCTATTCTGTCGGTTCTTTGAGCAAGTTGTAATATCTGTTGGGGAGCAGTTGTTCTTAAAATGTTAATTGCTTCTAATGCTCCAACAATCCCTTCTCTTTCAGCAACTTCTCTAACAAATCCTCCAACTGGAGTTTGTTCTCTCAGAAGACTCCACAAAACCATTCCAACATTTTGCCTTCCCATCAATCCTCTTATTGCTTGTTCATATTCTTGTGTTGTGACAGCACCTATTCTTAACTGTTCAGCAAACCTTGAGGCAACTCTGGCATTTTCCCTTAAACCATAACCAAACCATCTTAAACCTTCTGAAGCACTAACTACCCAATTAACAAACAGATTTTCCTCAATATTCAAATTTTCAGCAGTTGCTCTTAATCTCCCCAAAGTTCCAGCAAGCAATTCAAAATCTCTTGAGCCTGTCATTCTTCCCAATCTTGTTGTGAATTCAAGCATCTGTCTAACAGTCAAGCCCATCTGGGAAGCCAGAATATACATTCGTGGAATAACCTGTTCTATTGCTGCAAAAAATTGTTCTGGTCTTTCAGCAAATACCCTCAAGAGATTTCTGTATTCTCCACCAAGACTTTGCAAGGCAGGAAGAAGATTGAATTCAACAAGCTGACCAGATTGCCTTAAAAGTTGAAATAATTGAGTTTGCTCCTGCTCTGTGATTCTATATCTGTAATAAATTCTGTTCATCAAAACACCAAACATTTCTCCGCCTCTTGCCCACATCTCCCATCTTTCGCCAAACATCTGCTGATAAGCAGGTGCTGCCATCGTTGTGTATAATTGCCTACCCTGCATATAGGTTTCCTGAACAAATTGATAAAGCCTCATTCCCAATTCATACAATAGGTAAAGAATTCCTCCTCTTCCACCGAATCTTCTAAAAGCATTAACAACTCTATTTATTGTAGTTGATAAACCACCCAAACCTGTTCTTCTTGCAAAATTTCCAATTATATCAGAAGTTGCTCTTCTGAGTCCTTTTATTTCTTCTGCTTGCTGTTGTAACAAAGAGTTTGACTGTCTTAAAAATCTTCTTTGGCTCAAATTTTGACTTGTAGAAGATTCATAAAGTCTTTCAACTAATCTTCTTAAATATCTAACATCATTCCTTAAATCAGAACCTCTTTCTCCAGCAGAAGATTCTTGGGCAACTCTTGTTAAGTTCTCCAGAGCTTGAGGAAAAGAAGAAAGGGATTCCGAGATATTGCGAAGTCTTCTTCTTATTCTTTCCAGTGTATAATTTGAAATTTTTGTCAATTCAAATGACCACTCTCTTGTTATGTTTTTAACCTGTCTGATTGACCTTGCGAGTTCATCATTTTGTATTTTCAATTTATCCATAAGAGTAGAATACTTGTTTAGTTCTTTAACAAGCTCAACAATGTTTCTTTCCATTTCTTTCACTTTTTCTACTTGCTTATCAATATCATCCATTCTCTGAGGCATATTATATCAGCTCCATTGTTGTTTCTCTTTTTGATTCAGGCAACCAATTGTTTGTTGAATCATACGAATATGTTCTTATCTCTCCTGAATCAATTAAATTTTTTATTCCATCAATAGCAGATTGAGTATAAAACAAATCCCATCCTGATAAAGGATGAAACGAACACACAAGTCTGTATTCACAGTAATTTGGATAATTTGCGTCCAAATCGAAAGAAAAGTTATCTAACCAACCATACCATATTTTTCCAGCAATTACAACAATGTGAGGTTTATGATTATAACTCTGGAAATACTTTTTAAATGCCCACAACTGAAACCATCCATCCGATAGTTTTACGGGATTCGTTGGAAACACTTTAGCAATATCAAATTTCGACAACTTTCCTATTAATGTGTTAAATAAAGAGTATGGAGAAAGATTAAACCATCCCGTGATTGTAGTTGAAATCAATTTGCTTCCCCATCCATACCTTATGAATGTATTAGAACCCAAATCAACTTCTGTTTTTAGAGCAGTTTCAGAAATTGATATTTTCTTTGGATGTTGAGGAAATTTGAACACTCCTTCCTTTGTCAAAAAAGAAGAAATTTTGTCTTTTAAAACAAGCCTTAAAAGTTCTTCAGATGTGTTTAGAATCTCTTTCGATAGAGAAGAACCCAACGCAAGGCTCAAAAGAAAATCAGCAACATTTCTGCCTATTAACTTTTCTAATTCTCTTTGAAATGTTGTAGAACTTCTCTCACCAAAAAATATGTCAGACAATGCTACTATAAAAGAATCAGATGAGGTGTAATTCCATATTGCCATTTTTCACTCCAAAGAATTTAGTTTCTCTGGAAGGAGGGATAATATTCTGAACAAAGATGATTCAGATGCTCTTTTTATTCTGTAATTTATTTCTGCTTGGTTTCTCACAGGCTTCTCTCCCTCTCCAAGCTTTTTGCCTGCTTGTGGGTCAAGTATAGAAACTATCAATTTAGCATAGAACAAATCTTTTTTCTGTTTTGCTTTCTCATCCTCTATAATATTCTTTGCAATCCACAACAATTTTCCTGGTGAATGGAGAATCTTCAGGAATCGGGGGTCGGAGGGGTCTTTAAATCCAAGCTCTCTGAAGATTCTCCAAGCTGTCCGAAAAAACCCTTTGAAACTACCTCCTCCAGTTTTCCCAATCTACTTTGAATTTCTGCTCTTGCTTTCTGAGCACCCCACTCATAAGCTCCATAAATATAATCAATTACATCAGGCTTTAAAGAAAGCAATACAGTTCTCAAAATAACTTTTTCTTCAAGCTGTAAAAAAGAGTGTTTCACCTTTTGTGGACTTTCAATAGAAATAATGGCTTGAGTTAATACTTCAACTCTTAACAATTTGTTTCTTGTCAGGGCATCAAGATTAGAAGTTCTCCTCAACACTGCCCTTTCTTCCCATTCAGACAAAAGACCAAATTCAAATGTATAACCACCAATTTCAACTGTCCATGTATCACTTCCCAAATTTATTAACTCAGTAAATTGAGTAAGAAAATCTCTATCGAGTTTATCAAGTCTGGGATATTCAGAACTTGTTATATCTTCAAACATAATTTATCCCTCCTTCCAGAGCAAATTATTGCTCCTTTTAAATTTCTTCAATGTCTATGTTTGACACAATTACTGTTACTCTTTCAGAAACAAAGGCTTGAGTTATCTGATAAGCTCCAGCCCAATCCCTTATTAAACAATCAAGATATGTTTTTCTGATTCCTTTTGATGTTGCGGGGTGAATTGTTTCTTCAACTATATTGAATGGAATTGCCTGTTTATTTAGAACAGAAAGAATGGCCTCTGCCGTTGTATTTCCTGCTCTGTATAATCTGTCAATTAGAGAACCTGTAGCAACTCCTTCATACCCTGGATGATAAAGATAGAAACCCTCAACAACAAGCTGAATATCTTCTGGACTATATGTAAGCTCAACAACTCTGCCTGCATCTGCTGCGTTGAAATGTCTCTGTCTGTCAACTCTTCTGGTGCTTGAAGGTTCAAACCTTGTTATATATCCTATCTCATTTCCTTCCTGGTCATACACTGTAAGAGAAATTATTGGATTTAAAATACGTGCTTTCTCTGACGCACTCATTCCAAAGCCTGCTTTAACAAATCCTGTAGGCATGATTATTTACCTCCTTTATACAATAAATTCATGGTCTACCCAAATTTTATTAATGGGATAAACAGGTCTGTATTTGTAATAGCCATCTATTCTTGTAGGGTCAGTAGCATTCTGAGTTATGGAAACAGAACTCTTGTCAAAATCAGCAATCCATTCTCTCCTGAGATATTCATTCAAAACCTGATTTATAAACAGAGATTTTATGCTTCTCAATCTTTTATCCAGAGCTTTCTTCCCTCTAAATCTTTTCAGGAACTCTCTGTTTTCTTTATCCATCAAATCTTCCGTAACAGCAATAGACAATTCTGAATCTTCTATTGAAAGATTTGGCATACAAGTTAGAATTGCTCTGTAAACATAAGGAATACCACCAGGCTCATCAGCAACAAGAATTGTAACACCTTGGTCTGTATAAGTCTTTATTGTTTCTGTATCAAAAGCAGTTCCATAATGATAAAATCCAGATATAGATTTTTCAGTAAGAGGTTCTGCTGGGTCTCCTGTAGAAGCATAAACTGCAAGAGCAGCAATTGCCTCAATAACAGGAGTTATACTTTGGGAACTATCAGGAGCTGTTACATTTACATTGGATGAATAAGAACCGTCAGAATTTCTCCACATATAAACCTTTACATTATTTG